TAATGATTTTCAAAATAAACATAAAAAAAAGCCCCTCCTAAAAAGGAGGGGCAAGGACAATAACTAATTAATCAAACTAATGATTAACCAACAGCAACTGATTTACGACCACAAGCAACGCCACGCGGGTTAACGATACCAATACCAATAATTTCTGATACAACCCAACCAAGAAGTAAACGTTTTGGTTCATCAGCAGGGATTACCTCGATATCTTGTCTAATAGGCATAACCCCAACGAATTCTGGATCAGCACAACCATAAACGGTACCTGGGGGAACGATCTTAGAAACCATGATATCAGCACCCCAAAGATGTCCGAAAATACCAGTTTGAAGAACTTCGCGCATACCAACTGGATCTAGTTCGCCACCACCGACTGCTTGTCCACCGCCTGAACCCCACTTGAGGATGTCAGTAAATTCGCTAATATTCATAAAATATTTAGTAGTGACAAGGTCCCAACGATCAATTTGCTCTTTGATTTCGCAAAGGTCTCGTTTGAGTAAACCAGAGTCAGCTACGTCAGTAAGAGTGTTTTCGACAGATGCAGCAGCATCTAAAGCAGCAAAGACGTTAGCATCTTCTTGTGCCATAATTTCTTGTCGAGCTTTTTGAACTGCACGATCAATAACATTGAATCGGCGACGTTTGACTTCAGACATACGAACAGTAGGATTAGCAAAAATTTCAAATTCAGGAACCATAACACGATCACCGAAGATACGAGATTCGGTTCCGGTACCATTTGAAGAAATTACAACTGCTGTAACATCAATATCTCGGTCATATGTAGCTTGAGCACCTTGAGCTAGAGGATCAACCACTAATGCTCGGCGAGCAATTCCGTGGTAGTCTAAGTTTCTACGAATTGGTGAAGCCATGGCTTGAGCTAGCGCGAGTTTACCGTCTTGAGTATTCATTGCACGAACAATGAGTTCATCGCGTTTGCTGTCACTGAGTTGGGGTTGACCAGCCAATCCAAGATTAGAGGGTTCATTGTCATTTAAAATAGCAGCATACTTTTGAAGGGTATTAATTGCATCTTTAAGTGAGGATGCATTTAATTGACCTTGATTATTAAACATATTCATGGAAGCTCCAAGTGAAAGGGATTGTTTGCCAATTAAAAAATCAGCGGGATTATCAACATACCATTTTATCCATATTTGATGGATAATAATCTCAGAAGGCTGAATTATTTCAGCCTTCCAAGATCTAATTAATTAGAACTGAGGATTAAAATGAAATACTGCAAAAGTATAAGTTCGAGCAAGAGCAGAAACTAAATAGCTAGGAGTAGTTACAAGTGAACCATTTGTTTCAAAGTCAACGAAATGACCGACAACAACAGTGTTACCTGCAGCAGCAGTACTTCCGACTGGGGTTAATTGCCCACCAACAGTTGCAGATGCGGGAACGAATGTTAGAGATGTTCCAGAATCAAGACTGGCATTTGTGGCAACAAGACCATCAGCGGCTTGGTCACAAGCAGCATCTAATGAAACAGCATAAAGACCGGGCTTATCCCAGAGAGTTACTTTGCCAGAACCAGTGGAAGTGTGGGGTCCAAGAGCAGTTCCAGCTACACTTTGACCAACAGTTCCGCCTACAACAGAACCGAAAACAGTTCCGTAACCGGTAATACCATCATCAGCAAGCATGAGTGGACGAGCTGTAGTGGCGATATTACGTGATACAACTGTTCGTTTTGCCGCAGCAGCATTAAGATATCCGTCAAATACATCTTTTGCAGCTTTGTCAGTTGCAGCTGTTGCAGTAACTGATTTGAAAGAAACAACTTCTCCACCTAAAAGAGTAAGAACTTCGGCATCAAGACCGTCAAATTGTCCGAGTGGATTGAGACCTGGTTGTAGTGTTTTTAACATTTTGTTTTCCTTATTGAGACCCACATAATCATTTTAGCTTACTTCTATAACTTACTAATATATTTGTTGTTACATTTTATCACAATTTAACTTACTTATAAACTTACCAAGATACTGACATATTTAATTATTGACAGATTTTGAAAAATATTTTAAAAAAAGTTAAGGAAGACTCATTTCTCCTAATTCTTGTTCTAATTCTTTAGCAGAATCTTCAATTGTTTTTATTTTATTTTCTGGTATTACTGGTTCTGATTCTATTTTAGTAGTAGATTCATTTTTATTTGTTGATATATCTAATGATTCTAATTGATTTTTGGCATTTTTTTCTAATGAGCCTGCATCTTCTAAAATTTTGATAATTTGTTCAACAGATGTTTTATAAGGATCGATAGCTCTAAATACATCATCAAAATCATCTGCAATTAAACCTAAACCTCCATGAAGAACATGAGTCCAATCAACAGCTTGTTCTAACCAACCTTTTTCTTGTATATGATTTATTTTGTAAATTTCATTATCAAAATTTTCTTTAACTTTTAATAAAACTGGTTTAATGTTTGTAAAATCTCGTTTTAATATATTATATGCATTGATAACAGACTCGCTAACTGGAGAATTAGCTAATTCTAACAATTCTTTACCAGTTCTCGCTTTTTCTAATGACTTTAAAATAGGAGATATTTTTTTTACATCATTATAAACAGTAATAAGCTCTTGTTTAAATTTTTTCATTTCACTAATAAGATCTTTTGTATAGTCTCTACCAATACCCCAAGACGAACTAGAATTTAGCAAATCATCTATTTCAGAAATAAGTTTTTGATGATTTTTTTCAAAGCCTTCATTTATAAAATCTAAATGTTGTTGAAGATAAATAGCCCCTAATAATACTGGAACTGCAATTATTCCTGTTAGAACTAAAGGCGGAAGAGCGAATGGGAGTAATGCTTGTTTGTTTAAGTTATAAGTTTGTTCTAAACAAACATCAGCCAATACACGTAATTCATCTTTATGTTGATTATCTAAATCATTTCCTATTCTAACTAGTGATAATAATAATTCTTGTTGAGCATATTTTTTATTAGTTACTTGTCCTGTAGGCATTTTATTCATAATATTTAGAATAATATTTTGCCTTTCATTTACATTTTCTACTAATCCATTTAATTTATCATATGCCGGAGCAACAATAGCTGAAGTTGGGTGAGCATCTTCAATTATATTCTTTTTATATTTCATACTATCTGGAGTTTCGGTTTTTATTTCATATAATGATTCTATTGCATCAAGATCTAAAGAATCTGCCCGAGGATTTTCTTCAAGTTTTTTTGCATTATCATCCGAAGAAGCAATAGAAATAATGCCTCGTTGTATAGCAATTTTTGCAAACTCATCAAAAATATCACTAGATCTCATATTGACTCACTTTTAGATTGTAATAGTATGCTGATTTATTCAGTTTTTTTAGCGACATCATCAATAAAAGCATCTACTATTTGTTTTTTAGTATTAAATATTCTTGGTAAGAAAACCATATTAGATCCCTCAGTTGTTTTATTAAAATCAATAATTTCATCAACAACAACTTTAAATGTACTAGTGGATTTAATTATATTATCTAAATTATCTAATCCAAGATAAACTTCATTAGCAAAATCAATTACCATATTCTGGATACTACCAATATTATTAGAATAATTTTCAATCCAAATTTCTTTTGTATTATATTTAGTATCAGTATATGATGGGTTTAATTTGAATTTTGTTTGTTTTGGAATATAACTAGGTGGAGCAACGATTTTTTTAGTTGAGAAAAAAGAAGATAAAATACCATTATCTTTCTTATCTGATTTACCAATGAAATTATATACCATATCTCCAACAATCATAAACCCAGCAACACCCAAACCAATTTTAAATATCCAACCAAATAATTTTATTAATATTTTTATTACTTTGTTTTGAAGAAATGAAAAATTAACAGCCCCCATAGAAATAAAATATTCAGCATTATTTTCATTAAATGCAATCATTGCTAGTTTTACTTGTCGAGCATCTCTCATTTGTGCAGTTACATTACTATTTGTTGAATTCATATCTTTTATTTGTTGCAATAAAATGGGTTCATCTTGTACAGTAATAGGCACATAATTAGAATTAACAGCGTCCGTTACAATGGAATCTATTTCAGCCGAATTTGTTTTTTTGTCCACAGATACCAGCGATTTAATTTTGTTATAACAAGTATTTAGTATTCCATCAATATTTACTTTAAATAATCTGGTTGATAAAGCTACTAAAACACCAATCCAAGGAGATCCAAATATACTAAATAATGCGATAATTGCTGTTGGTGATATAATATTGATCAGATCTTCGGAACTCGTATTACTGGATTTCATTTTATCAGTAAAAAAATCTTTTATTTTATTTAATACGGACATAACCGCATCACCAGCTTCAGCTTTTTTAACAATAGAAGGATCCGCAATGATTGATTCAACAATCATTGCATCCACATATAAACTGATTTGGCTAGTATGAAGCATTATTCCTTTGATGTTTCTAAAATAGGTTGTTCTAATATTAGTTTTAGGTCAGAATCAGAAATTGATTCATCCTGTATAACGGTGCAATAATGTACCCCATTGCAAGTTAGAGATCTAAATTTGTCAGCCGCATTACTACCAATACATTTTACAGAAAGTTCTATATGATTGATACAACTACTATCAAGATGAAGTAATACTTCTTGAACAAATCCAATTTTTTCATCATCTATAAAAATAGAAGTTTCATTAATACTATCACCAATTTCAATATTTAATTTTGACATAATTACGACCTTTTATATTGTAAAGCCATTTGTAGAGCAGAATCCCATCCTGATATTGCAGCAGTATTATTTCTACGATAATCATTTATTTGACGATTTAATAATTCGTCTGCTTCCTCAGTTAAATAATCACCATAAGTAGATTGGATTTGTGTAAGAACAGTAGAAACGGTATTAACTAATTGTCTTAATGCACTTAAGAAACGTTGCATATTGATATAACCTTCATCAAGCATGGTTGACATGTCATAAGCATTTTGATTTAAATTAATTACAGATGTTCGATTCCTAATTTGATTTCTAATAGCAGAAACTAATTTAGTTATTTGTGTAAATGATGTCCTTGCTGATGGCATGTTTCTACTAGTTCTTTCGAATTCAACATATGCAGTTGCAAAATTCTCAATTTTATCTAAGTCTATCAATCCATTTTTAAGTGGTAAAGACGATGCGCTAATTAATTTATAAAAAGCCTCTTTATTTTTATCTTTATTTCTCTTATCTGTATTATTATCATCAACTAATGTATCTGAATCTTTTTTATTATCAGTTATTACTATACTATCTGAATTAACAACCGAACATGATTTATTATCTGCAGTATAAAAAGTTTTACCCACTTCTATAATTTTGTCTTTATATAATTGTAAAGCTTTACTATAGCCAGGAGTTTTAGTATCTAATGTTGTGTGAACTTGATTAACTAAATGTTGTGCTCTTAAATAAAAAGCATGAATAGCTGGGCAAGGGTTCTTTAATTCACTAATTCTACGTGTATTAGTAATTGTATTTCCAGATTTGGGTTGAAACATTTGATCTAGGATAAATTTACGGAAAAGAGTATCATCATTTAAAATCGTAGGAGTTATACGTCGCCCTTGAGCACTTTCCCAAGTTCTCCATTGAATATTATTAAATGGCTCTGTCTCAGAAAGAACAATTGGGAGCACATCAATAATCATATTAGGATCTAGATTTAATGTTGGAGTAGTTGTATCAGGTCTGATTTTTATTTGCTCAGCGTCCTTTAAATCAGCATTAACTTGAGAAATTAAATTAGCTAACATAGTTTGAAATACTTCATTTTCTTTATTTTCTTTTGATTCTCTTAAAAAAGAAATTACAGATAATAATTCTTTTTTTGCAGCAAAAGGCGTTTGTGTTGTTGGTTGGCGATCTTCTAGTTGCCTAATACGAGTTGGGGTATAGCTAGTAAATTTTCCGACTTTCCCAGCGGATTCTAGAAGACTAGGATTTTTAGTTATTTCATCGGCTGTCCACGCAAATCTTTTATTATCCCAAGTTAATTTATTTTCTGCAGCCCAATTTAAAAAGTCACCTAAATCTCTTAATTCATTGCTTGTAATATCAACATCTTTTCCTGTTTGAGATTTTAGAGGAGAAACAGTTGTTGATTTTATACTAGCTGGATCTACTTGCTTTTGTAAATCATCTAAAAGTTTATCTGCAAATTGATATGTTTCCAGATCATATTGTGCTCCAGCTGGTTGACCAAATTTTTCCAAATATTTTACACCAATATGAGTAAGCTGATCTAATAAATTATTATCTTGATAAATAAAAGACATGTTATTTCCCTTTATTGATAGCAGCTGCTGGTATTCTAAATGCCGAATCTAGCGTTTTAACGATATGATTTTTTAGTTCTGCTATCAAATTTTTAAAAATTTCAGGATATGTCCTAATACGATCTTCATCAAAACCTAAAGATACTGCTAATTTTTTCAATTCATCTACTGACTGTAAAACATTTAAAGTTACTTCTTTTTGAGATGGTCTACCATTAGAATCAGTTAAGGATAAAGGTCCAATATGATAATCTTTAGGAGATTTTTGCATTTTGATTTCATTGGGAGATAATATTTTGGTTTCAGGTTCAGGTGTAGATACCGATTTAATAGTATACATGGGTTTACCCTGCATAGATTCAACCCAATATGGGTTATGACTAACTTTTGGTACGTATATGTTATTAAAAAAATCCAGTAATGATACTAATAATGGTAGTAATTTTTTAGCTCTAGCAGAAGCGTCAGCCGGCACTTTAGTAAAATCTGTATCTTTAGGATATATATTCGGTCTCATGTCTGCAAGTTTATAATTTCCAAATATATCAGGTTCTACTTTCTTAAATTTTTTATATAATAATACTAGTGCATAAGCCAAAGCAAACGTATTAAGTAGAGCATTATTAGTTTTTTCTTTCCAAATGCCATCAGCTATAAGTTCACTAGAGCGATTACCTATTCGTTGTAAAGAATCCATTACTATATTTAACTCCAACAAATTCGTTTCTTGTGGTCTTTTTTGTTGAATGGTTCTTAAATTAGGATCTGTACTCCACTCCACTCCTTTTACTGGCGAGTATGCTAAAATTTGTTCTGTAATAAAATCAGAAAAGCCCTTTTGATCTAATGTATGTTTAACAACGGCATTTGCAAACGCTTGTATTGCTAATTGCATCTTTTTTACATCTTGATTTCCGGATGGCTTAACAGAGGGTTTAACATATGGTTTAATAGGTCCAATTTCTGCTGGTCCAAATTCAATAGACGATTCTGGTTGTGTACTCGATTCATCATAAAATGCTGCCGGTTTTTGTGGTGGAGTTGCTTCTTGAGCAAAAGAATTAATAGAGTATTTTTTTATTTGAGTAACAATATCAATATTATACATAGATCCTCTTATTATTTAGTACTAGAAGGTGGTCCAAAAGCAGCCATAGCTTTTTCAGCTTGTTGGTAAAAATTAAGGACTTCTCTATGAGTGTTATTAGCAATATCTTGCCATGCACTATAATTAGTGATATTAGAAAATAATGGAGATGATGATGTAAATATATAAAAATTATCAGGCATAATAGGATCATTAATATCTACATTTGGTGTAGATAAATATACAATAATTGCATTTATCATTGAAAGAAAAGATTGTCTGACATGTTTCAAATAATTAAGTGTAGTATTTAAATATTGTTTAGCAGAACTCTTACCATTAGGATTTGAATTTAAAGAAGCAGAAATAGTTGAAATATAGTTATCATATACTGATACAACAGCATAAATTTTATCTCGTAGTTGTTTAATAGAAGGAAGCTTTTGATTTCCTTGTGTTGTAGATTTGGGAGTTTCAGTAGTTATTTGTGGAGTAGATTCATTTGTGGTGGTAGAAATATTACTTAAAATATTTTTCATTGCATTTGCTAAACTTAAAGCCTTATCAATATATCCAGCTACTTGATCTCGAACAAGCCCCTGATAATCACCAGTAATTGTATCACTAATATCTCCAACATGTCTTAAAATAGAATATGGGGCTGTCAATGGGTTAAACAATCCCAAATCTTTCCAATTAATTAAATTTAATGAATTTATCATATCATCCAGATCACTAATAATATTGTTTATTTGTGCAATATTAATATTATTTTCAGTCATCGAATCTAGAGCTATTGAAATATCTTGATAATTATCATGAAATGTATGTTTTAATGTTAAAGTTCTTCCAAAAACTTGATTCATAATAGAATTAGCTTCATCTATATAAAATTTAAGCTGCTTTTTATGTGAATACGCAGCTGTTTGATTATTTTTAATAGATGAAGAAATTGATTCTTCTTGAGCGTTTTTTAATAGTGCTTTTTTTACCATACTCATTACTTGATTATTAGATAATTTGCCGGTCGGCATTTTACTAATCATTTTAATATCTTTTAATTGCTGATCGATAATTGTTTCAATAACAGCATCCCCAGCTACATCTTCTAAAGTATGACTACCTTCTGGATGAGCTTGCTCAATCATTGAATTATCAGTTAAACTAGATGATTTTTTATAAAACATATAATATTTTTCAATTTCTTCAGCATAAGAATCTAAACCTTCTGCACGTAAACCCTCACATAAATTCAATATATTATTTAAAAGATTGTCTGAAGGAACAAGATTAGGCTTACGTGGTAATGATGCGTATTTTTCTAAAGGATCTATTTTAATCAATCCCTTATTATAAGCGACTTTTTCAAGAGCCCTCATTGTTTCTGAAGAAAAAAAATCATTTTGTCTAAAAGCCATTTAGTACCACCATTATTATAAAACCTACAATATATGCAAGATTAGTACCAAAAACATTCAATCATTGGATTTTGTTGAGTTGGCGGAGCTGTCACCATACCAACAGCAGGATGAATGTTACTAGGTCTACGAGTAGTTAAAAATCCAGTTTCACTAACATATAAATTTTGTCGTACTGGATATTGTTGATTTGTTTCATATTGATCTGTTTGAAAAAACATTCTATTAAACCATACTGTCATTCTACCAGACCCCAAAGTACTATCATCACCAGGAATATTTGGTACTTGATAAGTATAATTAACTATAGTCCTAATTGCATTTGGTTGACCAGTACCTAGTAGATCAAAATTCAATACAGTACCAGCAACAAATGTAATTACTCCATTTACTTGATTTAATACAACATTAACAGTTGAACTAAAACTATTTGATATAATATTTGGTTTTCTCAATTCCGCTTTAATATCTATCGGAGTTACTAATTGCCCACTAGGATTAAGTACTCCTGTAGCTGGAACAATAATTATCTCATTCCAAGAAACATTAGTAAACGCTACCGTTTTGATATCATCAATAATACCGATGGGCGCAGTTCCATTGCTAACAGTAGCCATTACTTGATTACCAATAACTGTAAGTTCGGCAATTTGTCCTGGTTGAAATGACGCACTAGGATCACAAATAAAACATGCAGGTAAAGTATTTGAAACTTGAATTAATTTTAGCATATATAGCCTTTATTTAACAAATAGCCCATCTGTATTGAACAGATGGGCGGTTATGTTTCTAACATCTGTATACTAAGGATATATATCAGATTCGTCTTCAAATGTATTATTATTTAACATATTATGTTTAGAGTCAACATCTTCAATAATATCTGCATTTAATAAATCATTAGACTTGAATTTCTCAGAATTAGTTTGATGTTTTTCAATTATTGTGACCAATAATTTCAAGAGCTGATCTGAAATGTCTGTCATATTTTGTTCATCTAAAATTTCTATAGCTGCATTAATATGATCAACTGCTTTAGGTAGGGCATTAACGTCTTGTTCAGCGGTAATTAATTTAAGTCTACTATTCATCCCAGAAATTAATTCAGCTTCAAATATGGATTTCTTGATCATTATTCTTTCTCCATAATTTCTAATTTTTCATAATATTTAGGATCTTCTGTTAAATGGTCCATCGCAATTTCTTTAGCTAAATTAGAGTCATCGGTATGTTCCATTTCTACTTTCATACCCTTATCTAAATCTTTTTTATCAAAATCATCTGGAGATTTACTGTCAGCTAAACCTCCAGGTATTTGATCCTTCCACGCAATTTTGTTAGCAAGTTTCCTGATTATCTCAGTTACCGCTTGCGATTCCTGATTTAATCCAGCCTTATCAAAAATATTAGCAGCAGCTTGAATTGCATCTATAGCTTTTACTAATTTATTAAATTTAAATGTATCTTCTAATGAATTAGAAAAAAGTTTCTCTTCCATAGATTTCATTAATTCATCTTCTATGCTGCTAAATTTAAACATTTTTTTTCCAGTTATAAGGTAAAATACAGCCCCCTAAATCAATAGAGGGCTGTACAATATTATTTTAAATTATTTCTTCTTACTAACTGAAGATGTTGATTTGGTAGATTTCTTAGAATCCTTGGAATCTTTCTTAGAATCCTTAGAGTCTTTTTTAGAATCTTTCTTAGAATCTTTAGAATTTTTGGAATCTTTAGAATCCTTCTTAGAATCTTTCTTCTTTTTATCTAATTTCTTTGTAGAAGAATCTGTCTTTTTTGCTTCTACTACTAAAGAAGCTAGTTTAAGACTAAGAGTAGCACTATTATCTAAACCTAAAGAATCTAATGCGGCTGATGCAGTCAATAAGCTATCAATGGCAACATCATATGATCCTGACACAGCAACAGGCTCATCAGAAGCATCATCTTCATCAGCAGTATCATCTGCTTCTAATGAATCTAATTGACTACAATCTGCACATGCAACATCTGGTTGTTCTTCAGCAGATGCAAATTTATATGTTGGATTGAATAGTGCTTTATGTTCTGCACTATTTAATACATCATTCATGGCTGATGCAACGAAATCTGATATACTTTTATTATTCATGGTAAAAATCCTCAATTTTGATTAGAACATTTTTTTAGATGTCTTAGAAAGAGCAGCTGATAATTGGCTAATTAGATTATCTTCATTAGAAGATGGTGTAAACTCACTAGCATCAATCATGCCTACTTGAGGAAGTCGACCAGCAGAATACATTGGTTGTTGTGATGCAATGACGCGTTTGAAACTATTGAAACTTTCGTCATTTATTTTCATAATTTCAGAAACTTGATTAGAAACTGCATGACGAGTACGCTCACACATACCACGATCTACCATATCATATGCAAGTTCATAAGCTCTAGCTAATTTAACTTGATATTCGGTAAGTTTTTCTTCCATCATTGCTTTGGTATGTTCTTTTACTAATTCATTAGCAAATTCTGAACCACCATCAACTTGACCAAAATATTTACGATAATAATTTACAGCATCCTTATCTAGACCTTCAGAAACGAGAGCTTCTAAATCTTTAGGATCGAGTTTCCCTTCTGAAACTAATTGATGAATAGCTTCTGCTTCTTTGCGTACTCGTGGGGGAGCAAGAGCAACGTCCATCATAGCGTCATGAGTTTCTTGAAGATTTTCTATAATACCAAGATCTCCACTAGGTTTAACATCTAATTTAGTTGTTACTTTGCCTTTAGGATGAGCTGCTTGTAAGCAGGGGTTAGTTTTGAGAGCCTCTGCAGCAAGTTTTGCTCGCATAGCGGCACGACCAGTTGTAGTATCAAAACTAGCTTTTACTTCAAATTTAGTATCAGTGGGTACTTTATTAGACATATCAATTGCTTGTTGAGGTGTCTTAGTAACAATAGTTGCTGCTGAATTTTCATCAGATTCTTCAGAATCTTCATCTTCTACATCTAATGTTTCTAATAAATTCTCTAGTTCTTCTAATTCTGAATCGCCTTCGTTAGATTCTTCTTCACCAACATTTTCTTCTAAAAGATTAGTAACTTCATAAAGGTCATCATCAGTTTCATTAATTAAAGCAAGCATATCTTCTGCAGGTTGCATATCAGTATTTTTCATTGCTTGTGACTCCTCAGATAATTCTGCCAATTCATCTTCAATTTCCGCACGTTTAACGATAGTTTGTGTTCCACGAGCATATTTAACAAAAGCAGACATTAGATGCATACCGTCAGAAATTGCAGTCTTAGTATCTTTAAAAGTATCTTCTACAATAGAATTGACAAGATCTTTATTAGAGGCAGTAACTGCTCCTTTAGAATACATAGTAGCGATTGAAACTAGTTCTTTATAATTTGCATTTAATTCTGCAATAGTTTCTTTCATTGCTGTAGTTAAAGAACCATTTAGTTCTTTATGAAGAGCTTTAAGAGCTCCAAGATCTGAAGCAGTGGCAACAGGTGCTTTTTGAGTTAATTCTTCTGCTCCCATTTCTGCTTTTTCTCCAGAAAGGGCACGAACAGATTCAACTAAGTCTGAACTAAGATCACGAACTTGTTCAGATAAATCTAGCGCAGATTCTTGAGGATTTTCTGCAGTAGGAGCTTCTGGCATTTCGGGAACTTCGGCGGGAGCTGCTACAGGAGCCGCAGCTTCGGGAGCTGGCATTTCTGGCATTTCAGGCATTGGATTTGCTTGAGCTTGTTTGACCATAGCTCGAACTTTATCAGCACCAAGAACCTTAATTTTATTCATAAGATCGATACCAAAAGCACGAGTGGCAAAACTATCATAAAGCATACCAGCACGATTTCCAGATAGTTCATTTATAGATGCTGATAATAGAAGTTTGTCTCCTAGAAAAACTTCCCATCCACTTTTACCCAAATTTTGAGTTCCGTCGCTATTAGCAACTTTATTAAAACGAGCTTTGAGAGAGGCTCGGTGTAGTTGTTCCTTGCGTTTCTTTTCATCAGAAACATCTGCAGAATCAGGACTTGGATGTAATTTATCAACATCACCAACATTTGGAAATGGTTTTTGACCAACCATATGTTTGTCAGAATTATCACGAAGAGTAGAATTGAGTTTATCTACTGGATATTTGACTTTGCCTGGAGTAGGTTCATTTTCTCCGCCACCACCAAGAAAATATGCCTTTTTTGTTTCTAGAGCTTCTTTAGCCATAGCTACAATTGCATTTCGACGCATAGCACGATCTTCTGAAACTGCACGAGCTAACATCTTTTTACGATCTAACTCAGACATATTTACAGAGGCAGGACCAGGATGCATTCCATCAACGGGTCCAAGATCTTCTGTTTCCATTTGTTTATCGCCATCCATGCGTAATTTTTCATTCATTGGGTCTTTGGCATAACGAGGTTGCCCAGGAGTTGGCTCATTCTCTTCACCAGCACCTTGAAAATAACCTTTTTTATTAATTTCTTTTGATCCAGACATATTTCCCTCTTGTAATTTTGTGGAAGTCATTGCTAACTTATCTAAGCTTTGTTTCATTTGATTTAATTTAGCTTCAATCGATGAGGTCACTTTTTTAAGCTCAGAAACTAGATTTGCTTCCACATTAGCGGTAGAAGCGTATCTGCTGACAGGTGGAGCTAATCCCAAATCGGTATTATTAAGAACTGTATCATCCATTGCTACAGTTCCTGAGGATTGATTGAATGCTGCATTATTAGTATCTTCAATTAATTTTTCAAAATTAGAACATGCAGATTCAAAACTTTTTTTGAAATCTTCTATTGATTCTGCTTTAATATCTACAGAAGTATCATCACTTCGTATAGTTGCAGAAAAATTACCTGCAAATTTATTTAATTGCAGTGATTTTGTCTCGACATAAGAATTTAAAGTATTTGCAGCAGCAATAATGTGTTTGATATGAGCTTTAGGATCTGCACCATTAACTACTATAGATAGTTCTAGTGGATTTAAATCAATATTGATTTCACCATAGCAATTTTTATTTCGCATATGTTCACAAAAATCCGCCTCTGTTCTCGCTACTTTTCCGCAATCAAAACATACAGCCCTGCCCACGGCAGTTCCCATAGATACAGAATTAGAATATCCTGTAGATACTTTACGAGCCAAATCAGGATAATTAAATTTATCTAATGCACAAAGAGCAATAACTCTTTTAAGATTTCGATCATAATAGGTATCTACAATAAACCCTCTAACATGATCTACTGAACTTGATTTATGATCAATACATAATGGTTTGCCAATCCATTTTTTATATGCCTTTACTAATTCTTCTTCTGGAAAGATATCGCCATTACAATTTTTATATGCTAATACTGAAGGGTCATTTGTTTGCCATCGCCAAGTACCATTATTTTTATCCCAACCAACAACAACAGGTTCTCCAGATTTTGTTAATTTAGTAGAACCATCATCATTCAGTGCACTTGCTTCTGCAGCATGCATCATAACAGCAGAAAAATATAAAAAATCTTCCGCTTTGGGAGCTATTTTTTTAAGAGACGTAGCAATTTTACTGAAATTTTCTAACATTTCAGGATTCATTGTAGAAACACAAGAATTAGCTTCTTCTATTCTACTAATTTCAATTGCTTCACCATTTTTTGTAAACATAAATTATCTCCCAGTAGAATCCTTAGAGTTTTCATCTAATGATTCCTTACATTTTTCAGATAACTCTTCAATAGATTTTTTTTGTTCATCTGTTAATTCAGGGTCTTCTGCTTTATGTATATGTAATATTTGTCCATCGCCATGCTTTACAAACATATGTATCTCTCCAGTCATTTACAAATTTCAAATCTTATGTTATTATATAGCATTATTCCCAGTATTGTTGAAAATATATTTTATTTTATTTATTTTTTAGTTCTTCATTTAGCTGATCCTGTCTTTTATTAAATAATTCTAACATAAGAGGGGTCTTTTTTTCAATTTTATTTTGAAGATTATTACTTACTATATCCACCCAATTATTTGCTAAAATATTTTTCTGTATATGATCTTTTATTCTTTCATCTACTATTTCATGAATGTCATCACATTGTTTTTGTATATCATTTATTTTTTCAACTATTTTTTTTGAAAAGTCTTTACTATCTAAAACATCAAATGATTTTACGAAATCATTAACTTTAGTTTCTAAATCATCAATCGCAGATATAAATGATTTCATTAGTTTGATAGTTTGTGTATCTGAAGAAAAATTTTGCATGATACTTACACATTTGAATGCTGAAAATTTAAATGCATCGAATTGTTCAATTGACTGATCTCTAAATTGTCTCAAAAAAAATCTTTCTTTAACAACAGATTCTGGAGTCATGTCTGAATTATCTGTAAATGGAGTTTTTATAGTATTTAAATTATCTGATGCAAAACCCAATAATTTTACTGCATTATCAAAATGTAAAAGCGCTTTTTTAGCTTCTTGTTTTTCTATATCAGAAATATCATAGGTCATCTGAATAGCATATCCGCGTTTTATCATTTTTTTTTCCTAATTTTCTATATATATCTAGTTATATATGAACCCGCCTGCAGGTTCAGTAGGTCCCGCCCCATGAATTCCTGCATTATTATTATAAACCCCAATTAAAGGTATTACATTTTTATTTTTAGAAGGCGCTATTTCTTGGTTAAAATTTTCTCTAGTTGTAGATTGATCATTCACTGAATTATATACTACTTGATTTGGATATTGTTTTGTTTGATCTAAATGTGGTGCAAAAGATTTCGGAGATTCAGGGTCCATAATACTTAATTTTTGTTCTCGTTGATTAGATACAATATCAGCATTATTATTATTATCATTTTTTAATGGTTTACATTTTCTAATTATATTTTCAAATAAAACTAAAGTCTGCGGTTTTAAACCACCACCAAATCCAAAAGATTTGGCATCTTCTAGTGCAATCTCAGGATCTTCGCCTAAACATTTACATTTAAATACAGCTACTATTAAACCAGTTCTGTCTTTTCCATGTTTACAATGTATAAAAACTGGACCATCTGTTAAAAATAAATCTTTGAAATTATATGAAAATATATTAAGTAAAGAAGCATTAGTCCAATCTATTGGAGAAAATATATGTTTCATTCCTAAAGATCTTGTAATATTAGAAATATGTTTGCCTGATAATTCGTCTAAACTGATAATCTTTTTTATACCTAATTTATTGTTAAGTAAAATAACATCAGCAATAGTGGGAGCACCCCCACGATATACATTGTCAGTTACTTTACTAAATCTTTGTATCATATGATCCTTGGAAGCAATTAATTTACAAATTTGCGATTATAGTATTTAATACTTGCCTTATATATGGGGCATTATGATTAAATAATACATGCTTAACGAATGTTATAGATTGTCCGATTGCCGCTGAAGCAGGCATATTTGTATTTGCTATATTATATTCATTTAAATTATATAATTTGTTTTTTAATCCAATCATAGATTTTTGTCTATTTTGATCTGAAATTCTCATCATAATAAATTTAATAATATTAGCTAAATATTCGCCTACCATTTTAGGATTTCCTAATTCTGTTAGTGCAGCATTTTTAACAATATTACTATTTAATTTTATTTTGCATTTCTTATTAAATAATATTAGTGTGTTTTGTAAAGCAATCATATCAGGTTTTTGCAATCCATTATTAATTGCAAGATCAAATTGCTCTTTATAAATATTCAAAAAAATATGGATATTATTTTTAGAGGTTTGTTTGTTGAGCTCTCGTAAGATACATGAATATGATAGTTCACTTATATTAGTTAAATCAATTATATCACATTGATTATCTAATTTATTTTCATCTCGATGTTTAAAAAATTCAACTTGACGTAATCTTTCTTCAGCTTCATGTTTTGTATTATAAGTGCCTAAGTTTTTCCCTTTATGAGAAATTACTCTATAAGTATTGTTATCCATTTTTTTAATTTCTGATAAAGTAATCATATCAGCACTATTGTCCTATTTTAGCATTTGAATGAGCATCTCTACTTCTTAAGAAAATATCATCCATAATTCCAGCGCCATCTATTTCACATAAACCCCTAATGGCTCTTTCATTAATAAAGATTTGTTTTTTTAATTTTAAAGATTTTGTTTGCGTATCGACTGCGCAAGCTTCTAAAATCAAGCATTCTTTATATGCCCCAATTATTTTACCAGAAAAAACTGTAGGATAAGTGGTTGTTACTTGTTCAGTTTTAACTTCTTCATAAGCATCTCCAAGATATATTTCTACAAATTTATCCTTAAATAAAGACACTAAAAATTCAGCCATCGTAGATTTACGCCCACGATTCATTGTTTTGATACTTTGATCTAATTGTTCTTGTGGTATCATGGAGTACTCTTATTTGCGAATTTAAGTAAAAACATTCTGTAATTCGATAATACTGAATTAAAATTAACTTCCGCATAACATGATTGTTTATTTTGATTTAATTCAGTTATTATATTTATTCCACCCAATTTTGCTGTAGCACATTTAAAAGTAGTAACTAAAGAATCTGTTAATTGCTTAGTTGTATCGTAACATAATTGTTGTGGTCCATGTATAGTGCTCTGTACTTCTACAACATTTCCGTCAGAATGAACTGTAGCAGTTGATAATAATTCTTCGTCTAATACAGAACATAATAATCTGCCAAATTCTAATTCATTTATTTTATCATTAGATTGTATTTTTATTAAAATATTATTAGAGGGTAAATAAGTCTTATATAATTGTTTGTATTTTTTTTCTGATGCCCTAACATTTGTAAGCATATTACCTAATAATTTTTCTATGTCTAAATAATCAATTGTTTTTTTTAATGTTTTATTTTCTTCATTACCAATCATATTAGTTAATGAAGAAGAATCTATTAATTTAGATAATCCTTGATTATTCTTCATTAGATTATTAATCATTTTTTCGTATTCTAATTCGGATTCTGATTTATTTTTTTCTATAGTTTTAGTATTGGTTTGAGTATTAATTTTAGTGTTGATTTTAGATTCATATCCAGTATGTTCTTTCAACTTTGATATTTGGTTTTTAAAAGAAGACCTGTTAGCCACTTGAGATAATTTATTTGTTAAATCCCCATATGTAATAGCACCATCATGATTGGAATCTAATCCAGAATTTTGTTTATATACTTTTTTTTCAAATTCAATTGAAGTGTTTGGTATGTGTAATTCAGTTGGATTTTCCGCAGCTATAATTGCATTTGGATCTTCATTTATAATATCCTGTCTTTTTAAACAAGCAGGTAGGAAATTAGATAAATAATATTGAGTTACAGATTTAAAAGGTTTACCTCCGTTTACTCCATTCATATTACCCTTAATTAATTTCTCTATATATATTAGTTGCTCTTCTGGTGGGGCATTTCTAAAATCTGATTCAGATCCTTTATAACCTAATTTTCCTAAATATTTTGGTAAAATTTGAACCAAACCTACTGCAGACCCAGGTTTTCCTACACTAGGATTAAATCCTGATTCTAAACCCATTACATTTAATAAATTTTCAGGAGGCATACCAACAGAAGCAGATACTTCAATTAGTTTTTTATAAAAATTCGGTCCCAAATCTTGCATGTTAGGCTCCCATTTTTTTAACAATATTAACTAATTCTATAAAAGTTTTATGATCTACATTACGAATTGATTTTGCATATTTTAAAATACGTTTAGCAAATTCTTTTGGAGTATCATCTACATATGATGCTAAAGATAGCAAAAATTCATTATGATTTAGTGATGCTCTACCAGGTGGTTTCATTGGTAGGTTTTCACGTTTCAAAGATTCTGGTTCAAATGGAGCAGATAATGGTGCTTTTATTGTAGGTTGAACCGGTTCTAATCCCATAGATTTACGCATTTCGGGATTAGTAATTTCAGGAAATAATTTAGATGTCCCTTTCTGAATTTCTATAACTTTTGGTTCTTTTGACTTTATTGGTTTTACTTCTATTGGCTCTTCTTGAGGAACATTTATTTCTTCTTCTTGAAGAACAATTGGTTTTACTTCTTGAGGTACATTTGGTTTTACTTCTTTATTACGAACTTTACCTCTTCTCATTGGAGTTTCTGGTAAAATGTCGCTAGTAGCATCTGATACTTCTGTTTTAACAGGCTCTTTAGGTAATTCTGGCATAGGTAACTGCGGTTTAGATGGCTCAACTAGTAATTCAATGGGAGCTTCTTTGGCAGGTTTCTCTTCTGGCATTTCTGGAATTATTACTGGTGTATTTATTTCTTGGGATATTTCTTGCTTTGGTCTAGATTGTTTCATTTCTTTAATAATCGCAGCTAATTCTGGATCAATAAATAAAGATCTAGTATCTGGATCTTCTTCTACTTGAGGAGTTTTTGTTTCAGTAGGATAAGCTTCTGTTTCATTAGGATAAGTTTCTGAAACAACTGAAGGCGGCAAATCCATTTGTTTTGGAGAAGGGGTTTGAGCTAAAATAAATTGTTGAGATTCAAAAATCTTTTTAAGATTATTGTTATAATAATTTTTAAATAATTCATCATAAACTTTATAAGCATGAGATATTCGAGATGATTGTTTAATATAATCTTCAACTTTTCTTTCAGCACGAGCGCTACTCATTGCCTTTAAAGAAGTTAAAGTAATATCTAATAATTTATGAGATTGATCTAATAATTTATTGGTAACAGATTTAATTTCTCGAACCATAGAAGGATAACGCTTTTCCCAAGCTGATAATGCTCGTCCTCTTTCTGTCCCGACATTTTGAAAGAAATCCCAAACTCCTGCTATTTTAATTATTTCTAATTGTAGTTGCTGTGCTTTTTTTGATTTATCAGTAAAACGTTCTTTAATATCATGAAGGTATTTGGCATATTCTTCGTTATAATCAGGGCTGTTCG